ATCGATGCTGAGATTACAAATGCTATGGCATATGAAATCCAAGCTGAAATTGACCGTGAAATGATTATCCGTATGATCCAAACTTCCTTAAATGGTGGTTTCGGTAAGGGATACTCAGTATGGCGTCCTTCTACTGCCGATGGTCGTTGGCTTGTTGAACGTAATCGTGACTTCTACCAGAGAGTAATCATCGAAGCAAACCGTATCGCTATCCGCAATCGTCGTGGACCAGCAAACTTCATCGTAGCTACACCTCGCGTGTGCGCTATCTTTGAAATGTTGCCTGAGTTCCAGTGGGTAACTGTACAGGGTAATGTTAGCACCCAGTCAACTGGCGTTGCTAAAGTTGGTTCTCTCGGAGGCAGATTCCAAGTTTATCGTGATACAAGAACAGAAGCTCAATATGCAAACATCTATGGCAATAACGGTTACACAGTAAACGGTTCAGCCAAGTCAAGTGGCATTGAGTATGCACTCTTAGGCTATAAGGGAACAGAGTTCTATGATTCAGGTATTATTTACTGCCCATACATTCCTGTTATGATTCAACGTACTATCGGTCCAAACGACTTCGCTCCACGTGTTGGTCTATTGACCCGTTACGGCGTTGTTGATAATATTTTCGGTGCATCACTATATTATCACACAATCATCTTGAAGGATCTTGGCGTAGCATTTACTCCCGGTAATCAAGCGACATACTTCTAAGTTGTTAAAAATTAAGTAGTTAAGTAAAAAAACCCCACTAGAAATAGTGGGGTTTTTTGTTTTTTGTTTTTTATGATAAATAATAATATATGACAAGAATAATAAATGCTATTAAAGAAGGTATTCAAGGAAAACCATTAGCTTTAAGATCTTCTCACTGGGAAACTGTAAGGAAGAATCATCTTAAACTACAACCTACTTGTGCTGCTTGTGGAAATACTAAAGGTTTACAAGTTCATCACAAACAACCATTTCATATTCATCCAGAATTAGAATTGGATGAAAATAATTTAATCACTTTGTGTGAAGACAAATCAATAGAATGTCATTTTAACATTGGACATTTAAGAGATTGGAAGTCTTTTAATCCTAATGTTGAAATAGATGCTAAAGAAAAATTACTTTCAATACAAAAAATAAATCAACTTTTATAAAATTATGTTAGAATTTAGAAATCCCATTCCAGTTATAACACCTTTCGGTGAAGGATATGCCATATATGTAAGTAATGGTGGTACATTTGAAAATGATATATGGGCTGTATGTCTCATTAAAGGTGGAGATGTACGACATTTTAGATCAGATCAAATCAAAATTTATAAAAATGGTACATTTGATATTGAAGTTAATCCTTAACTTTTATATTAAGATAGATATTTTTTATAATAAAGGATTTTATATTAAACAAATATTAAAATAAATTATTTCCAATCATGACAGCTCATAGCATTCGGACTTCCTGCTTTTGCATGTCCACATTTATGTCTAGCTTTGAAAGATTTCTTACGTTTGGTATTACCAGATTTACCAGTTACTCTAACTCCTGCTTGTCCCCAATGTATTCTTTTAATTGATCCATTAGGTTGACGAGCACATTTCATCCACTTCTTCCCCTTTCTTGTAGAATGTGCCTTTTTTGTAACCTTTGTACACTTTTCTTCCATTACTAAAACCATCTCTAACAATTGTTCAAACTTCATAAAATATATTTATTCGATATATCGGTTTAAAATAAAATTAATTCAAAAAAATAGAAGAAATTTTATAAATAAGAATAAATAATATTATGGCTAATTTCGACTATTATGTAACTGATGCATCACTAGAATATCCTCCAAAATTAGGAGTAAGTTTATCTGCTGCTGATAATTCTGTAATTTACATACCATCCGCAACTCCAACCTTTAGTGCTAGTAATGGACAAACAAAGAGTGTAGCTGGTATTTTGTTTAATTATGTTGCTGGTGCAAGTGCCGCAACTACAACTCTCACCATGATTACTGGTACTAGTGGAGCACAAGTAAAAGTACATCCTGCATATAATGGTCAAACTTTTGCTCTTTATTTTACCGATAATTCAACAACCAAATTCACTGTAGTAACAGGAACTACTACTCAAGTATTGACTGCTGCTGTAACATTTGATGATAGAGGTCCAGAAGAAAGACGACACTTTGCATTAGAACTTTAAAAATATTTAAGTTTTATCAAAACCCCACTAGAAATAGTGGGGTTTTTTGTTTATGTGATTAAATATTTTTATGGGAATGATATATAATAAAACCTCATCAAATATACTTTATCCTATTAATAAAAATGTTGACGGATTAATATCCGCTTCAAATGGATTGATGTGTTTAAAGCAAGCTATATTTGGTGCTGCATTAAGTCCTGCTACTATAATGCAAGGTTTAGCTAGTTATGCTGCTGACATGATCTCTTCCATAGTTAGTGCAGTGACAGAATTAGTAATGGAAAAAGTTGATGAAATTATTGATTCGGTATTATCACCATTAAGAAAGATTAGAGGTATCATTAATGATATAACAGCACTATTAGAAGATGTACAAGATCTTATAGATAAGGCTACAAATATGGATAATTACTTTAATAGTAGACAAGATTGTTCTTCTATGGCAGCTAATTTATTAGATTGTTTAGCTAAATCAGCAGTTAATAAAATAACAAATAAAGTTGTTATGAATGTTGATAAGCATTTAACAAAAATAACAGATAGCGTAGCAAAAGAATCTACAAAAGTAAACGGTAAAATTGATGGATTTGTTAATAGAAATACTAGCTTTCTTGATAAAGCCAATCTTCAGAATAAATTATTAATGTAATATGGGAAATTCATTTGACGAAAAACATTACGGTTTCTTTCGGGGAATTGTAACACAAAATAATGATCCCGAAAGAAGAGGAAGAGTTAAAATCGCAATTCCAGAATTTAGTTCTCAAATATCCAGACATCTGGATGTTCCTGCTGATACATATCAAACTCGTTTCGTGGGTGGTTCTAATATAGAATCTTTCCTTTCTAAGGATATTATAGAACAATACAACCAAGTATTGATGTGGGCAGAGCAAGCATCTCCATTATTTGCTGGTGGAACTGCCGGTGTCTATGATGCAAAAAACGCAGTAGCAACTGTTGGTGAAGGACATCGTGGTACTTTAAGAGAACCATTAGGAGAAGAAAGCATTACCCCTTCTGGCGAGTCTGTATCACCAAAAGCTGCTATGTCCACAAATGCTATTCCCGGAGGCTTTGGCGAAGGACATAAAACTGGAATGTGTGATGTATATAATGATTCGTTAGCACCATCACCAATCAATAATGCCACCAAAGGATTATTCTCCGTTCCTAGAGTAGGTTCTCAAGTATGGGTGTTTTTTGAAAACGGAAGTCTAGATCGACCTGTATATATTGCATACGCATTTGATAAACAAGATTGGAATAGTGTAATGAATCCTCAAGGTAGTAATCCTTCTTTACATTATCCAGCAGGAGCGGAAAATATGCCAGACGAAGAGCCATTCTTTTTTACTGGTCAAACTGTATTAAATTCTAAAGCAGGATCTATTGAGTTTATAGAAACTGACGATTTTGAAAAAATAAAAGTATCACATTATAGTGGTTCTTTTTATGAAATTGGTAATCATGTCACTGCTGAAGTCTCAGTAGAAAATAAAATTATAGTAGTAAATCAAGAAGAGACGCATACTGTAAAAGGCGACAGAGGCTTAAAAGTCGAAGGGGACAGTCATGAAATTTACAGAGGAGATCATTATGTAACATATGGTGATCCCGACAATAAAACTTTTTATGATCAATGGGTAGAGACTGCAAAACCAGCTTTTTTACATGCTGCAAATTTTTCAGAACAATTTAGATTGATAGAAGATCCCACAAATTCTGGAGCATCAAAAGGTGGTCCAAATAAAACATATTCTCATCCAACAAAATTAACACTAGTAACAGATTGGACCAAACTATTGAAAGGAATGAATCCATCAGAGTATTCTAAAAAAATACAACATAAAGAATTAGGAGTATCATAATGATTACCGAAACTACACAAATTAAAGTTAATGGAAAAATGTTTACTCTTAGTAACGATGCTGATACTAGGAAGAAACAATTAGAAACTTATAAACAATATCAATTATCTGATGATGTTGAAGCCAGACTTAATGCTATTCCAATTCCAGAAAAGAAATATAAAATTTCTGTCGAATTAATAGAAAAGAGATATAAACAATGTCGTCAACAACAAGACGACATACAAGCCGAAAAGGATGCGTTTGCTCCTACTGATTATACTATTTGTGACAAATATAGAGAAAGGTTATATAAAGAAAATGAAGTAAAGGATAAATTAGAAGCAGCAGAAACTTCTAAAAGCGACACACCAGATCCTGTTCCTTCCGAAAAACCTGTTGCTGCACCAGTACCACAACCAAAAGAATCGGCACCAAACGAACAAAACGGAACTACAACATCTGCTCCAGTTTATCCAAAAGAAGTAGCCCAACCACAACCAGAGCCTATCTCAACTCCTTCTGGTAGTGCTCCGGTTGCTCCTACCCAGCCTAGTGTATATCGTGAAGCAGCAACAAATAATACTGTTTCTAAAAAGACACACATATTAAACGGACAAAAATATTCAAAAGATAACCATTCAGAAGTTTTAACTAAAGTAACAAAAGATTTAATTCCGATAGAATCAGACATTAAAGCGGGAGGAACCCAAATAACTTCTTACGAAAAAGATAAACATGTTACAATAGGATCTGTAATGAATAATTTCCCATGCATCAGAAAAGATGCAGCAGGAGAATTTCGACCAAAATCAGTTTCAATAGAAGGCAAAGGTGCTTTCGTAAATTATGCTCCAGTTTCTTATACTGAAGAAGTGGAAAACTCCAGATTTCCGTGTGGAACCTATTCGTTAAATGTAACTAATAAATATGACTTGTCTGTTGGTGCTGGGGGAGCAAACATGTCAACAGCAGGGAATATGAAAGTAGGTTCTGGGGGAAGAACTTTAATCACCGCTTCGGAGGAAATAAATATCAGTTCTGGAAACGGAAACACAAACATAAGAGCAAAACATAACGTTTCTTTAAAAGGTGATTCCGTAACATTAGAAGCACCAAATCAAGTTGTAGTAAATGCAAATTTAGGAGTTGCAAAAAACGCAATCATTAATGGTTGTGCTTTCGTTGATGGAGAATTGTTCGTAAACCACATTACCTGTCCAGCAGAAGTGCAATATACTGGTGGTGGTATAGGCAGCTTTGGTCAATTAATGGTTGGTGCTGGGCCAACAGGCTCACAGAAAGGAAACGGAGGAGGAGGCACTATCATAGCATATGCTGATGTCAGTTACATTAAAAATTTATATAATAGTATTAGAGCAACCAAATCACCTTGGACTGGTCCAGACAAAGTGCCTGTATTGGTATTGTCCGATTCTCCTATGGGATTAGCGTCTAGCGTTGGAAACGGCACTGCATCAAATCCAACTTATTCCGTGTTTGTGTATCCACACGAACATCCATTCAATAATATACCGCTTTCATTTACCACTGGCAACGAGCAGATGAGGCAGAGAGCATCCATACTGAATTCCGGCAATGTAGGTACAGCGGCCCCAATTCAGCATGGATACAAGACACCACTAGGTTAGTTCTAAAATTGACTCTTTGTTAGAATTTTTTTGAGTGACATTTTTTCTGTATGATTTCCAATGATCAAAATTATCATGAATTCCGTTTTCACAAACTGCGGAATGTTCAAACGGACTAAAATGTCCTTCCGTCAAAAGATCATCATGTAATTGATAATCTTTATCGTAGTCAATAATACCATCAAAGTTTTTGTACGAAATTCTTGCAGCCCTAGCAGTGGCAATTTTTAATTTTTGTTCAGTTGATAAACCATCAAGATACTTATCTCCAAAAGGAATATGCCATTCGCCTAGATTTTTCTCTACTGGAGTAGAGGAATTGTATAATTCTAACATTTGATATGCTAGAACTCTAATTTCTGGTTGTGCTGCTTTGTGTGCTCTTAGCTTAAAGAAATTACTAAACTCGGTGGCAGTAACTAATGTAGTAATATGAAAGAAAGGTTCCATCAATCGGTTTACGATTTGTTTATGTAAACCCAATTCGTGTAATTGTTTCGCATGAACGACAGCACTATCTCTAGCAGAGTGCCAGATTTGCATAGCTTTAATTTTGGTTTCCTCGTCAACCTCATTATCAGCTTGCATACCTTTCTGGTTTGCTCCCCAATGCACAGGCATTGCAGGATTTGTTAAAACATCTTCTATAAATTTTTGAACTGGTATTGCCCTAGATGAAGCAGCATTTCTAGAAAATGCTCTATGAGTTAAAAGTTCTGAATGCACCATTCTTGGATACTCCAAAATGAATGTAGTAATTCTTTTACCCTTAACAAAAGATGACGTTGAATCAGCAATGATTTTAGCAGTAATCATTTTCTTATAATAACACAAAAATTTATTTTATCAAGCTTTAATTATAAAACTACATCTACCAATCCATACTTTAAACAAGTGGCAGAATCAAACCAAAGATCTCTTTTTAGAATATTATCAATTTCTTTCATGGGAATCTTAGTATATTCTTTATATAGAGACTTAATAGTATTCATTATTCTCTTATTATTGTCGTGATCATCCACTAATTGTTCAAAAGTCCCAGCGCAAACAGAACTTAATTGATGGATTAACATGAAACTATTCTTTCCTATGAAACGTTTATTTCCAGCAATACTAATAATAGTAGCTGCACTTGCTGCTGCACCTTCAACATAAGTATAAACTTTTGTTTTTAAATTCCTAATTGTATCAACCGATGCAAGACCAGCTAATATATCTCCACCATAACTATGAATTCTCAAATGAATAATAGGATCAAACGCAGAATCATTCATAGAGATTTTTGCATGTTGCATTCTAGTATCTAATTCTCTTAGTAATCTATTTAAAGTACTGCAAGATATTGCTGATATATCAGCATAAAAATGAATGGTATTATCTAACGCTTTAATAGATCCTGAAGGCAACAGGATATCAGTTGTTGGTGAAGATGAAGGAAGATCTCTTTGATCATCTTCTTCGTATGTTTCCGAACCCCAATATTTTCTCATATTATTTTTTATTTAGAAATTAACTGCTACAATTTTTGATAAAGCTAAAATATAAATTCTGCTTTTCTTCTCATCCAAAATGTCTGATGCTGTACATTTAACTTTAGTGGTTTGATTAGATATTCTATTTTGATAGGAAAATGTTTCCTCAAATGGAGTATTATTTTCTATCATATCATTCCACTTATTTTTAATATACTCTCTTTCTTCTGGTGTTGAGATAGCTAATAACCAATTATGACCTAAACATTCACTCTCCCCAAGACCTGTCATAGAAGTCCATTTTGAATTGACCTTTATGCATCTTCCCTCTGAATCACAAATCATTTGTGCGATATCGATATTATCTAAAATACAATTTGATATTTTATTTTGTAATTGTATTTGGCAATACATATCGGATTGTAAATTTTTAATATGATCCAACTTCTCGGGCATATTAAAAACCAATTTCAACGAAGAAAGGAAGCTACTACCAGTAAAATAAGATCTAACGGTCTTAGAAAAAGTTAATAAAACATTGAATAAAGTATACAATACTGCAAGTGCTGATAGTATAAAATAAATGTGCTGAATGTTAGTGTTTATATAATTTATAATATCAATCATAGGTTAGTTTGTGATTGGTTAATATCACATTATTATTTACTTTTTGTAAGGCTTTTATATCGTTAAAAATACAAAAAAATTTATCAGTGTCTTATTATTCCTGCTATAATAAAAAAACAAGTTATTAAATTAACTATCCAATAAAATGTTCTTATAGAAGCAGCTATGTCTGCATATTTATCTTCGGGGGAAATTTTATTCCCCATTGTTTTACACCATATATCCCAAAAATTCATGGACTCATTAATTTATTAGCTATATCTTGTGTTTGCTTTTTCTTTTTATCGTTAGATAATTTTTCTGAATATTCCATCAACTTCCTGATGGCATATGGCTCCCTCGCCCATTGGATATTTGTTTCATCCAATCTGGGCGACTCAATATTACCATCGTTTACACAGTATAATAATACTGTAAGTTCGTCTGGACTTAATCGCTTTAGTTTGTGTCTATGTATCATATTAGCCTTCGCAAGAAGCACAAGTTAAAATAGATCGAGCCAGTTCTTGTGCAGGATTTGCATTACGTTGATAATAAAGACTCTTAATACCTTGTTCCCAAGCAAAGATCATAAGTTCGTTTACTTCTTTTGGTTTGGTATTTGGAGGAATAAGAATGTTTAAACTCTGTCCTTGGTCGATATATTTTTGTCTTTGTGCAGCTTGAATGATGATTTCTTTCTGAGAAATCTCACCAAATGCTTTGAATACATTCTTTTCAAGATCAGATAAGAAATCAAGATGTTGCACACTACCAGCTTTGGTTAGAATACTCTTCCATGTTTCATCATCGTCTTTGTCATATTTCTTTAATACCTCTTTCAAATGGGGATTCTTGAAAGAAGAACGAATCTTAGCTAAATCCTTTACGAAATAATTATCACGAAGAGGTTCAATACTAGGAGAAACTTGTCCAACAATAAAAGAACTAGAAGTAGTAGGAGCTATTGCTAGTAATGTAGTATTTCTCATGCCATAACCTTTTAATAGTTCTGGTTCTCCATACTCTTGTGCTAATTCTCTACTAGCTTCTTCTGATTGTTGCTTCATATGTTTCCATAATTCAACATTCAAAAATTTAGCTTCCATTGATTCAAAAGGAATCATCTTGGATTGAAGTAATGAATGCCATCCAAGAAGACCTAATCCCAATGCTCTATGGTTAATAGCAAACTTTCTAGGAGCTTCCATAAACCGCATACCTTCGGTTTTATTAATGAATTCTGTCATAACAGCATCCAAGAAGTAAATCATGGTTTTAACAGCATCTGTATCTTTCCATTCATCATATGTTTCAGCATTCATTGATGCTAGATTACATACAAATGATTCATCAGAACCATTAGGAAGCATAATTTCAGTGCAATTATGTGTAACAAATCCATTACAAATCCAATGATGTTCATCAGAATCTACTGTAACACAATATACATCTTCTTTACCAACATACTCGATAGAAATTATTTTAAAGAATTTTTTCGTATTATCTCTATATTCTTTATCCTCAACTAATATATTTTTTCTGTCTAAAAATAATGTATTTTCATTAAATGTCAGTGCGTCATTTTTATTACTAATTATAAGTCTATAACAATCCTGTGTATTATAATATTTCTCTCCATGCTTTCCATTTGGTAAAAGACTATATCCAGATTTTCTCAATAACTTAATAGAGGATTGCATTCCTAAATTAGATAAAATTAATTGAACTTCCGTCAAAAAATCTTTATCAATTGATGCCAATGATATTTGAATTGGTTCTCCATTAGAACTAGATTTAAATACTGTTCCATCAGCATAATACAAACCTTTGATATATTGCCATTGGGTTAATTCGTCTGATTCCCAAATCCAATCTGGAATATATCCTTTATCGAAATTTAAAGCTTTCTTCAAGGCTTTAGATGTCAATCTTTTTTTTGCGGAAGAATTTTCTCGAACAACACAATCTACGAACTTTGGATTGTTATACTTTCTTCCAAATTTTGAAATTTGCGTATCATATGTATCACAGACATAATCATGATAAGATTGAACTTCTTCTAATAAATCAAAATCATTTTCCCAAATATCAAGCATAATATAATCTTTATGTTGAGTACCGTCTGCTTGATATAATCCAAGCAAAAAGGCTTCTTTAGGTTTATGTACACTACCAAATAATCCTTTATTAGTTTGAACAGCTACAAAATCACCAATTTTAAGATCTTTACATTCTACATTTTTAGTCAAAACTTCTTGAAAAGATTCTTTCTTTTGTGAAATTTTATCTTTAACTACAACTTTGTGATAATCTGTAATGGTATGACTCATTCCATTTTCTAGAGTAATTTTATATACATCTGCATCCTTTTCGATTAGTTGCATCGGCGAAGATTTTACAACTTTTTTATTATCAAATAATAAAAACTCCGAACCTATTTCATGTAATTCTTTTGCTGTTAATAAACCTAAAGATGATACTACCCTTTGATCTCCAGATACACAAAGATTTGTATGATGAATCTTCATACCTTTATCTTTGTAAACTTGAGGCTTATTGTTGTTTACATTATCTGTAAAGAATATATATGGATATCCAGTTTCAAACTTTTTCTTAATTATATCACCCCAAAGTTTTCTTTTTTCTTTGTCACCATCAATCATGGATTTCATCCATGCATCATCAATACAAACACCAAACGATAGATCTTGAATATTATTTCCTTCTGAACGAATTTTAAGAAACTCACCAATATCAGGATGATCAATAGGCAAATATGCAGCAAAAGAACCTCTGCGAACATTACCTTGGGAAACTACATTCATGAGTTTATCAAACAGTTCCATGAAATGGACCGAGCCTGTTGATTCACCACCAGCAGAAATAGCTGATCCACGCCCTCGTAATGCCCCAAAATAGGCAGATGTTCCTCCACCCATCTTGGTCATAATCCCAACCTCAGAAACCTTGTCTAAGATGCCTTCCATCGTGTCTGGAACATAGCTACCAAAACAACTAATAGGTAATCCACGATCTCTTCCAAAGTTTGAAATGATAGGTGAACTTAATGAATAAAAACCTCTGCTTAAATAATCATTAAATTTATCAGCAAAACCTTTTTTTGCTAAATAATTTTGTGCAACAGAAGCGATATTAGCATATCTTTGCTTGGCATCTTCACCTTCTAATAAATACCCTCTTTCAAGAAATTTAATAGATTCCTTGTTTAACCAATAGTAACTGTCTTTTTTCATAATTAATTTTTATTACTTAATAAATTTTTCTTGTTTATCCATCTTTTTTAATTTTCTTTTTTCCCATGCTAGTTTCATTTTTTGTTTAGTTGATTCGCTATGTTTTTTATTAAACATTTTATTATTTTCTCCAGAATTTATATCACTTAATTTCTTTTTAGTTTCTTCAGAAATTGGATTATTTTTATAATATTGTTTCATTATATTAGAATGTTTTTCTCTTTCTAATTTATCATTAAATCTAATCAGATTTTTAGAACTGATTTTTTTTCTCATTTCTTCACCATTCCACAAAGGATTGTTTTTTCTCCTAGATTCTACCATCTTTAGATATGTCTCTTTTGATCTTTCGCGTTTTTGTTTATTTTGTTTTTCGATAGTTTCTTTCGATTTAGATTTTTTCATTTTATTTCTAGTAGATTTTTTTAATCTATAACCTCCATTATTTACAAAATCCGATCCTCCGTTATGGAGATTTATAAACTTTGGATTTTTTGAAGCATTCACTCTTTTCAAAAATTTAGTTTCATAATTTAAAGCTTGTTGCGGAGATTCAAAAATTTTAATTTTTAATACCGTAAATGATTCAAGACCATCAGTTTTAATTAAAGATCTAACTAATTTAGATGAAGTTTTGTAACCATTTTCAGTCATAAATTTATTTGGATCTGCTGAATAATTTATTTTACATCCTGCATAATATTTTTTTGATGGAATATGCTCTATAATATAGAAATATGGTTTATACATATAAATATTTATACAAAAGACCTATCGAATATTAGAATAATTCAGATATATCGAAAGATTGTCCTTTTTTAGAATATTCTGTTGGGCGAGAATTAAAAAAATCAGCCATATTATTTGCTAATAATTCTTCTTCAAACCACATCGAAGAAGAAAGTAATTCTTTATTTATTTTAAATGCATGAGGAAAACCTATTTGTTCTAATGATTGATTCATGCGATTTTTAATAAATTCTTTTAAAATAGGAGCACTCAAACCTTCCTCATCAAGACCATTGACCATCCAATCCACAATTTTTGATTCGGAAATAAATGCTTCTTCAGCTTCTTTAAGAATTTTATCCTGCAATTCTTCATCAAATAAGTCGGGATATTCTTCTCTGATAGTATTAATAATTTTTATTCCTATCAATGCATGAAGGTTCTCTTCATTTCTAGTGTACTTAACTTGTTGGTCTGTATCTTTAAGAACATTCTTGAAGCGAGCAAACCAATTAATTATATAAAATTGAGAAAACAAAGAAACATTTTCCACAAATAAAGTAAACAATATAATTGCATACAAATATTGTTTTTTGCTATCTTTGTAAAATTTATGTGTATATTTACGAAGATACTTTACTCTGCCTTGAATCCAGTCTAACTTTAGATTTTCTTCGAAGATATCGTCTAAACCCAACACTGTTAAAAGTCGTTCGTAGGCATCGTTATGAATAACTTCAGTGTTAGCCATAACATATCCCAAGTCTTGGAAGCAAGGTTGGGGTAAATTGTCTCCCAGTTTTGCCCAGAAGGTTTTTACAGCTACTTCTATCTGACCAATAGCAGATAGAGTACGAATAATTATTTCTTTTTCTTTTTCGGTCAGAACTACCTTAAATTGATGTAAGTCTGAACTAAACGTGAATTCTTTGTCCGTCCAAAAGCCATCATGCATAGCTTTTTTGAATTTTTCGGTCCAAGGGTAATTGTTAGGTTTGCGCGAAATTTGTTCATCGAATATCATATGCCTTTTTATTTATAGCAATCCTACACATCATTTTTAACTTGTTCAAAATGAGTCTTCGATGATAAATACTCTTGGAGATTTTTTATATATTCAACAACGTCTGGATGAGACTTTTTTATAGAAGACGATTCCATATCTGGGAAGTCGTCGTCCTTCATTTTTAAAATAGATTTTAATTTTGATTCGGAAATCGTAGGCAAAGATTCGTCCTCGATTCTGAGGAGTTTCTTTACATCATCCACCTTATATCCTCGTTTGAGGAGATTTTTAACTTGCCTAGAAATATACGATGTGTTAAATTTTTCTTCTGAACCAAATTCAGAAACTTTTTTATCGTAATATTCATTACTTACAGTAATGGTTTTACCAGTAATAATACAAGTTATTTTATGAGACATCTATCCATGATATCACAACCAAGCCACAAAAGCAAGAAAAATTAAGACAATGTTACAGATTCTCCATATGGATTGCGTTTAGCATTATACTCTGCATACGAATCCATACCAGCTTTTCTAGCCTTCTTGTCTTGGAAAGGAGAACCAAAATCAGGATTTAATTTATTTTTATGCGCTCCTGTTTTAATTTTTTGTTGACCTTGTTTCACCATCTCTCGTTCTTTTCTTTCTTCCTCTGTATTTTTTTTGACAGGAGCAGCAGGTGCGACATTATCGGTGAATTCTCTAAAGGTAATTCTTCTGTGTCTTGGGCCTTTATACTCGTCATCTAGAAATTCTAGATATGCATCATACCATTGATCTCTGGGTACTCCTGCTTTATTTAGGATTCTTTTTACATGTGTTGATGTGACCTCATATCCATCAACAATTTTTGTATTTGCTCCATCACCAAATGCTGTGGGATCAACATCTTTATTATGATCTTTATTTCTGAAACACCAAAAAGATATTATCACCACAGGCTTTCTGTCAACTTGATTGAGTGCCTTCGTCCAAATTCTTCCAGAAGGAGCAAAAACTAATCTAGCATTTCGTTCTCTACAGAAATCACCCTTCATAAAAAGATTGTGTTGTATAGGATCAGACAAATCATATTCAACTGGTTTATTATTTTTATCTAAATCTTTTACGATTCCATTTTTTAATTTTTCAAAAAATAATTTTTTTAAATAACCATGCGACAAACCTCTACCCATTACTAATTCGCTATGCAATTCTTTTAAATTTTCTAATGGATGCATTCCTTTATACAAGACATTTGTATTCAGAAAACCAAATCCATATACTGTATCATCCGTTCCACCTTCCTCTACACTTACAGATAGATCATCTGTATCAATATAAACAGTATCTGGATCTTCTTTTAAGAAGAAATATTCTTCAAAATTTATCATTTTTTATATTTATTCTTGCGAGAAGATTTAGGTTTAGCTTGAGGAAACATTCCTTGCGGAAGAACACCATTCACACCTGCTCTACCATCGTCTCCCATGAAGCCAGCAGGCTTACCCCTAAACCAAGTATTGCCATCAGAAGCTCGCATACGATTAGGCTTTTCGTACATTTCTACATACATATTGTATAATTCTTCAAATTTCATATTGGTATTTAACTAAATATCTTCATGGATATTAGTTTTTACCATTTAGGAGATTTGTATAAAAAGGATGTATTACTGCGAGAATTTACAAACAGCCCAGAAATGGATTCAAAAAATTCATACCAAACAACTGTCTCGATGAGCGGCCCCGGTCATGGGCCATCAAACGCATCCGATGGGCAGAATGCACAGTTTGGAAATCAAATAATGTTTCCAAACGGAACGTTACCAAATAATGCAAAAGCAGAACTTTTAATCGATTTCCTCAGACATGAGATCGACAAAGGTACTTGGAAAAAGAAAACAAAAGAGCAATTTAAACAACTACTCTCTCATTTGTTGGGTGCTGATTTTTCAGAAGACGACAAGTAATTGTTTGCTGCATGTAAGAAAACAATAATACTGTCAAACAAAAACCCAAAAAAGGATACTGCAAACGGAAACGAAAGAATGCTTGCAGAAAAATTTTCATTATAACTGATGAATGGGATGAAGAGTAAGCCTACCCAAAATCCCATACACAAGCAACATTTATATAATTTTTCTAAAACAGGAAAAATGCTTATTGTAAATACCCTAATAGGTTCTAAAATTGAACCATATTTTAGAATGAGACATACTCCAACAGAGCAAATTAAATAATAATTGTAATCAAAATACATTACTCTTTAATCTTTTCGTTCAAGAAATTCTTGAGGATCACTAGCTCTTCTCTAGTCAAGAGGACAGAACCTTCGTAATCATCAGTCAAAGAAAACTGATTATTGTCTAGTTCCGTTAGAACAGGGCAGCAAGTTTTGTTGCCACACAGTGTAAACTTTAAACGTTCTGTGGTAGGTTTTAGGGATTCCATAAAAATATTTAGAATTATACCATATTTTTTTCAAGTGTCAACTAAATATTTTTATGCCTAACTTTGTAAATCGTAACGTCTGTAAAACTTTTGTTTATACTTTTGCTTCTAATAATAAAGAAACATTATCTGCATTAAATCAAGAATGTTCACAAGTTAGTGTAAGACCAAGAACAAATCCTGCTACAATTTTTGATCCACAAAATCCTTCGGTTGGGTATCAATTACTAACAAACGAAGAATTTGTATTTTGTGGGTTAACAAATTTATCTAGTTTAAGCGCACAAGGAACTAGTGGAAGCGTAATTCAAATTCGTACACAGTATTACGGAAATACTATTATCTAATTATAACGACTTTAATGTTCTGAATAGGGGAATCAAAAGATATTAATGTCTGATTTAAGTTAATATTTTTTACGGAAGTTAATACCATCTCATCATTTTCATCATAAAGAGTAACTACTAAATCTTTAGAATTTAAATTATGATCCAAAACGTAATCAGTATCGACATAATTACCAATATAAAAAACACGTTTATTATCTAAAGCAAAATTTCCATAGATATTGCCAACAACAGATAAACTAGAAGTGATACTAAGATCCCCATCAATGATTCCACCCTTCGAATAATCTATAGAACTGTTACTAGTTCCTCCACCACCACTGTTTTCTAGTAGTTTAGCCAAGTATTGTTTAGAATATTTCTCATTAATTTCATGAACTTCCTTCTTTGTTTGTTCTGAAAAATGATTAAAGAAGCGTTTAATTCTAGGATCATCCTTTTTTGTATCTAATAAAGCAAACAATTCATCTTCTAAAGTCTTAGGTTTATCAATTTTAATGTACTCAGAAGTATCTTCTTTTGGTTTTTCTTCTTGTTTTGTTTGTTGATCTGCTTTTTTTAATGTATCAACATACGCAGAAATTACAGAATGTTTATCGTCTGTTTCTTTCGGAGCAATTTCGTCTACATTTTTAACAATTTCTTCTTGACTTGGAATTTCAGGTTTGGTATTTTGTTCAAACTCTTGTGGAATTATAGGGTCTAAAGGTTCTAAGATATCCTCAATTTTTGATAAATCAGGAATATCTTTTTCTTCTTCTTTAGAAGGTATTTCTTGTTTAACTACAACTTGTGATTTTTTAACAATTTTTTGTTTTTTTATTAAAGGATTATCTTTTTGCTTGACAAGAGGTTTACTTGTTGTTATAATATCTCTTATAGATTTTAACAAATTATTGCTAATTTTATCTTCTACGTTTTTAGTATCTATTACATAATCTGTAATTGAATCTTCTTGAATGCCTAAATTATCAATTCTTACAATATTAGAAGAAGATTCTAATAATACGTATTTTTTGTTATTATGTAATATAATAGGTTTATCTTTCCAATAACCTACATTTTCAGATATAATTGTATTACCATCTGATTTAATATGAAATTTTTTATCAATTATTTTATATGAATAAAAGGGAATTATCGTTTCATTGTCAGATGTTTTAATTTTATCTTCATTTTTTAATAGCAAAAGAGTACTAGTTAAGTGCTTTGCCAAGATGTCATCCATTTTCTTATTTATTTTTATTTTTGTATTTAAATAGAAGACAAATTAAATAAATAATCATATGTTTGACAGAGACTCTAAAATGATATGGGAAAACTATTACTATAATAGAATATCAAAATCAAGAAGTTTAAATGAAAATTCTGCTGTTGTTGGTATGAATTTGCCTCCCGGACTTGCTAAAACAATAACTGCGTTTGAATTTGAGGAAGATTTAGAAAAAGAACCAACACATAAAACTCAACCACAAAATTCTCAACAAGAACCAAAACCAATTTTAAGAAAACAATCAAGTTTTAAAACAGATTTATCAGAGCCAGAATTAGAGCCAGAAGAGGAAGAAATTCCAGATTCAGATGATGAAGAAGAAGAGCGTATGGTATCATTCAAAGAAGCATTTAACGATGTTGGAGCCGTAGCTAAAATAGTTTCTCCCAAAGTGATGCAAGGTTGGATGCAAGATACTCATTCAAAGAAAGAATATTTAGATAGAAAAACAGCTTCTCCAGAAGAGATAAGAAAATACGATTCTTCTAAAGCAAACAGACCTATTATTCATAAAGGTAATGTAGCAGTATTTGAGATTGTTAATAATAATGGAGATACTATTAAAACATATGATCTTGAGGGATACAAAAAATTAATTTCAGAAAGACCTAGAGAATTGCTTAAAGCTAATGCAAAAATGGAAAAAAGTGGTGGAGATACATTAGTATTTTATAACACTACACTTCCAGCAATTATGGGACTAGCGGTAAACGAAGCTACCGGGGATTTAATTGTAGTTAATACATGTCCGGGTGCAGGAGATTGTAAAATTGATTGTTATGCAAGACATAATAATTATATTAAAAATAAAGCAGTTTCTATTAATCAACAAAGAACTTTAAATTATATTTTAAATGATTATGAAGGTTATAAAGAAGAATTAAGAATGACATTGCATTTAAATACAATGAAAAATAAAAGAGGAGGAAAAAAAACCGTTCTCAGATTTAATGATTCAGGGGATATGTTATCCGAAAAATATTTTGCAATGGCAGCAGACTTAGCTCGTTCAATGCCTGATGTATTATTTTATGGATATACAAAATCAATTGCAACTGCAAAAGCAGCAAAACTTCCCGAAAATTTTGTGATGAATTATTCAATGGGAGGAAAGCAAGATAGCTTTATTAGTCCTTCTGATAAACAATCCGTTATCATATATCCAGCAAAAGTTTCAGAAAAAACTTCATTTAATTTGGATGACTTAATTCTCAAGGAATGGTCTATTGAAGATGAAGTCAATATGAAAAAGAAAATTTCTCAAAAATTCAATATACCTGTTAATAGAATTTTTACTGTTAAAGACGTACAAAATAGTGGACATATGGAATTACCACAAGGTGCTATGATAGTAAAATTACCAGATGAAAAAATTTCAAATTATCCAGAATCACAAATTATTGATATAAGAAAAAAAGATCCATCAAAACCAACTAAAAAACTTACGGAAACAATGTCTAAAATTTTTACATCTAGATACATTTATTTAAATGGACAAAAAGGTGTTCGGAAATTTAAAGAGGTAATGGCAGCAAATTTTAATATTGATATTAATAAATTGTTGACTATGGATGAACTTATAAATACACCAAACGGTAAAGTAAATGAATACAATGTTATTGTTTTACCCGGTGAATCGGATCTTTCTGCTGCTAGAAGAGATGTTCACGTTACATTCTTATATTTACACTAATACGTTATGCTATTACTTTTCGATCAACTAGTAGAACAAATATTGAGTGAGGCGTTTGGTGGGTCTGGTGGGCAACATGGACTCAGGAAAGGTTCTGAAACCGAAAGGAGATTCGTTGAAGCTCTAAAAAGGGTAGGTTTAAAAGCCGTAGCAGTAAGTAGCGATGTCGAAAGAACTAAGCATATCGATTTTACCGTATTTCTTAATAAAAATGATGCGAAGGGTAAACCTATGCGTGCATGGGTAGATTTACCAGAAAACCAAGGTGTGGGTGCCAATTCAAATACTGTAGAAGTAAAAGGTGATAAAGTTAAAAATGGTTTCCTTAATATGGAGTTAAGAGGTATAACAGGTCATCCGGGTTGGCTTTATTCTCAAGGAAATTATATGTCGTTTGAAATTGAGGATGAGATTGTAATGGTAAAAACTAGAAAAATGAAAGATTATATAGAAAGAAAATATAATTTTAAATTTGACACATTACCAAAAATAGTACAAGTTACACACGATCAAAATGCTAATCGTGTGTTTCCTGTTGTCTTCAATCGAAGCGTAGATGCCAACGGAAGAAACGATCAATCGTGGATGACTAGATTCTCATGGGATGATATATATCAGAATTGTAAATCAGTATTAGTATTTAAAAAATAATATGAAAAGTAAATTTTATACATTATTCGACAACGTAGTTAATAATCTTACAGACAAAAAAGCTATTAAGAATATGATACTACAAAAGTATGGTCATTTGTCAGAGGAAGAAATGCTTCCATTGCCTGATGATCCTGAGATATATTTTAATCTAGATTATCCTAACATGGAAATGGTGGATGTAAATGAACTATCTAATACCAGAGCCAGAGAATCTGGAATTAAAAATGCACTAGTAATGATATATGCTTTGTCCCAAGGAATAGGGGAAGGACTAGGAAAAAGAAATCCGATTACAGTAAGAGAGGTTTCTACAGGTCAATATGAAGTACTAGACGGAAATAGTACATATAATATTGCAAAAAGATCTGGTTGGAAACAAATACCAGCGGAGATTGTAGACGAGCTACCTCCAGAAGAAGTACACTAAACACAAACTTCTTCTACTTTACCAGAAAGTATAACAGATTTTTTTAAGGGAACCCATTCGGTAATAGTATTACTTTGTCTGGGTTTTCCTCCATTTTTTGTATCTACTGCAACTGTAATGTGTGGCGTTGGGTTATCGCTAACACCATTCACTCTAACGGCAAGAACTTTATGATCTTCTGTAACGCCTATATGAGTAACGTGTAAACTTTCGGTTCTTCCTAAACGATATTCGTGTGCAGTCCCTTCCAATCCTCCCATTTTAATCGTCATATGATGGGCGAATATTTTAAAATTTGGATTTATACTTTTCGAAATTTCTGGATCTTTAATAAGCTTTACGTGGGATGCTCTATCCAAAACAACTGCACTATAACATAATTTATTTTTTTGGAATTTGTTTACAAATTCTTCGGAGAAAAATTTTTGGAAGCTCATCATACAAATATTTATTCGATTGTTAAATAAATATAAACATATGAATTTTTCGTTTAATTTAATTTCAGATAATTATCTTTTCTCTTTATTATCAGAATCCCATCAAACAAAATATCTTGACACTCTGCCTGAAGTTCAAAGATTTGATAATATGTTACGTAATCCTAGTATTGATAGAGAAACACTAATTGCTGAATTGACACCTATCTATGAGAAGATACAACCTGTAGTAGCTACCACACAAGCCAGATATGAAAAATTTTTAAAGAGGTTAGCATATCCAAAAGGGAAAAATAATAATTTAACTAATATAATTATGGGAAAACCTAAGACATTAAAGTCTTTGATATCCAAGGTTATTATTAGAAGAAGAAAAACGTTACAACAAATTAATGATTTGGTAAGAGCAACAATCATGTTCAGCGACCAAAATGATATGGATGAATTCGTAAATAAATTAAAAAGAAAAAAGGATATTATAACTGGGTATGAGCATAAATCATTTGGTGCCGATCAAACATTTGGTTATTATGGATCACACCATTTTTCTATATTATTAAATGGGATTGAATGTGAATTGCAAGTAATGACAAAAAAACTAGAGGCACATAAAACTGTAGCGCATGGTATATACGACAAATACAGAGAAATGGTTCCACAGGGTTTAACGCCTAGTGCTGCAAAAGAAGTAAGAAGATCAAAAGGTTTATATAGTAGAGCAAATATTCCTAAAGCTGGAAGAAAAGGAAAACGTAGGAGCGATTTGATTGGTAGTCTTGCTGCCAGAGGCGAATCATTATTCCTCAAACAAAACGTAATAAACGAAACTTACGATCCTAAATTAGTATTAGCGATATTAGAAAAGGATTATAATTTAAAATAATTATTGATTCAGGAAAGCTCTTTGCTTGTCGCTTATTGTTTTGACTGGATTCATTAAATTAATGATCATCCTACGATGAGTCATGGGTAATTTAAAGAAGTCATCAATTGCAGTTGCCCACAATTCATCAGGACTAGAAAGACCATAAGCATTATTCCAATTAACCATTTTATTTAAAAATTCTTTAAAATGCATTCCTGCCTTCCCCTGCAATAAAGTTTCGAGTTTTGATTTGGGAACGACACGCTTAGAGCTAAACTTTAAATAAAGTTCTTTTATTTTATTTAAAATTATTTCTATTACATTAGTTTGCATACCAGCACAAGCAAGCTTTGCAAAGTTATTATTTTCTATGTCTTGTTCTAATATAGAGAATGCCTGATCAGAATCATCAGAAAGATTATCGACTATGGAATCGAAAAAAACATATGCGATATTATCCGAATCGACTAAAAGATCATCATGAATAGAATGGATTTTATCGTCTTTTATTTTTAAAGAGGTAAGACTCTTAACGATTACTTCCATGATTCTATTAGAGATCTTATTTTTGGCTTCGTCTTCGTCATAATCCATACCATTCATTAATCGCATAATGTCAGGAATTTTTGCCATAGAGTTTATCGTATAAGTAGTATATGCTCTTATTCTAAGAAACTCTCTTTTGAAAACCTCTTCGTGTTTAACTTTAGAGGGGATAGTTTTTAAAACTTCATTATAAAGTTTTGTAACAGTTTCATTAAATTCTTTTGAATGACCAAACATCCAAAGATGCGCCCATTCATGAACGATAATTTTTTTTGTTCCTTCCGAAAAATACATTAAAGATTCATAATCAATCTTCATATATCTACGACTACGAAAGGCCGTACCACCAACACCACCTTGTTTAAGACCAGTGTTAAAATTTTCTACGTCCTGTAAATTGGCGATTATTAAATTACAATGCATACTAGGAAATCCTATTGCTCCGATATCTCTCTTAGCATCTGCTAATAATTGTCCTATCCTTCCTAAATTAACTTTTAATTTATGAGCAAGTTCAGCATCAGTTAAACCTATACTAGATGCCAAACTATTTTCATAAAAAACAGAAAACATTGGAAAATCTTTTAGATGAGTATTGTGAGGGGAATTTCTAAACTTACCCTCATTTATAAAAAAATAATCGTCGAAGTTAAACATGATTAATATTATTCTCCTAGATATTCTTTTCTAGATTCTGCAAATTCGTTTGAATTTGTTTCTATTTCTTTATCTTCAGGATGAAATAAGTTTTCTATCGACCATACCCAAGACATAGGTTTATCATCATCATCGTCATCATCGTAATTATCTTCCATGCTATCATCATATTCTCTTTTGTATAAGAAGCAAGGTTCGCCATTTATTTTTGCAAAGTAATCTGTGTCGGTATCTAAAGTAAGAAACCAATCTCTACTATCGGTGACTTTATAAGGTTTCTTATTAGCTAGTGCTGTATCGGGTTCTTTTACTACACCCATGATAGTATAAATTTGTAATGCTCTATGTAATCCATTTGGTTTTAATTTATGAGAATCAAATTCACTAATTTCTTTACGTCTTACCGCATCTTGCATTTTGATATAGATATCATCTACCCATTGTTCAGCTTGTTGTCTTGACATGTTCTTTAAAGTATTATTATATAATTCTATACCAGCATATTCGAAATCATATTTATTATTATTATTATTTTCTTTAATTACTTTTTTTATATATAAACTTTCTAATATTAAATTGTCTTTATTATACATAAACGTATTTATATTGAAAATTTCCCTTTAGGGAAAAATTCCCAAAATATACAAAAAAAATTTTTGGCATCCCCCCCTCCCCCCTCCGCGTTTTCTATGCACCTAGTGCAAGATTAAAATACCTCATTATCAAAATAATCCTTGTTATCTGTAGCGGAGTATGGTACACTGGAGGTGTCGGGAGGGGAGCAGACGCGCCCGCGCCCGCCGAGCGGTGCTGGTCGGCCCCGTATGCGCTTGCCGCATATTGCGGAAGGCGCATCCCCCCGTGGGGGGGGGAGGCCAATGTTCCACGTGGAACATTCCCGACCCTATAGGTTGGGGAAGAAGAATGCTTCAAACTCCGCATTCTTCACTGAAGTGCTACGCACTCCAGCCAAGTAGTATTCTACACCTTCAGTTGTGAAACCGTTGTCGTCCAGTTTAAAGCCAAGCTGAAGGCGAGTGCTACGCTCCAGCATCCACTTGTAATGCTTCCGTGCGTAAGATGCAGAATGCACACGATCCTGCGTGACCTCGTCACCGAGGATGCCAACGCCTCGTTTAATCGTTGCAACCGCTGCAATACGCACGCTTTCGCCTTTACCGATATACCAGACGACAACGTCCTGTGCCCGCAGGGCAACAGTGCGAGTGGAGGAGCGAGTGGAAGAGGAAGTGGTGTTGTTCATGGCAAAAGAGTATTCGGCTGGTTCTGTCAGGACTTTAGAAAAAAGTTAAAGAAAAGATGTTTATCATTTAATCGAACGCTGATACCCCTAGCGAGGATTTTATAGTGTCCGCTGATAGACTATAGCGGAGACACCTAGTCAGGCTGGCTAGCGAGGCGTCTAGACGGCAAAGCGGCGAGTTTGTGGTAATGATGTTTGCCGATTATCGAGGCGAGTTGCTTGTAGAGGCGAGGCGAGTTGCTTGTAGAGGGAAAGTGAAGGGGAGGATCGAACTCCCCTTCCGAGAAGGACTTACATCACGCAGGCCACAAAAGCCTGCTGGTTTTTCTTACGAAAACCATTTGCAAG